TCCTTCTTATTATACCAAGTATTGTACGCATCTATAATATCCTGAAATTGCTCTAAGGAATAATTAAAGTAAGGATCACAAAATATCAATATTTCATGAACAGAAAAATCTAACTGCTTCAAATGAGCATTTAACTCTGTTTTATACCACTTGCTTTTACGTTTTACTTCAATAACAATTTTATTGTCTTTCCAAGTTTTCTTAGCAAAAGGACACGCTGGAAAACCACCTAAATGTTTATTGGGTATTTCTAAGTAATGTTCAGACCACTTACGAACATCTGCTACTATCTCTTTTTTAGAATACACCTTTAAAATCAAAGCCTCTTTGGGCTGCTCCCGCTCTTCTTTCTATTAAACCACCCATAGCTTTTTTTGCAAAAGTTTTTACATTTGTTGGTTTACCTCCAACACCTTGAGCTCTGCTTCTCTTTCTTTTTACTGCTGATCGTCTTTGACTTTCTGTCATCCTTGCTGCTTTTGCAGCAGGCACACATTTTGGATACTTTCTTTTTCTATCGGCTTTTAGTTTAGACCGACCACATTTCTTAAAACCGCCGCCTTTTTTCTTAGCGCCGATATCAACCCAGTTTTGTTCGAACCACTTTTTGAGTCCCATTATCCAAACTTAGTTTTTTTTCTTCTATCTCCTCTGACAGCACCACACCCTCTTGCAATACCACCATTATTAAATTTAGAAACTTTTTTTCTATCTTGAGATATTTTGTTAAAATCTACTATCTCTCCACCACCAGCTTTACCTGCTGGTTTAGGTCCTCTAAAATCTTTTCTCTTTACACCGCTAGGATCTTTAATTTTACCTGCACATATTTTTGAAGCGTATGCGTTAGCATAAGCAGAAGGATAAACTTTAAATTTACGCTTAGCTGCTGCTTTACCTCTAGGACATAATTTTGTCATTTCTTCCTCGCTGTTTGTTTTGCTCTCGCAAAGTTAGCTGCAGTCGGTGCACCCTTTGCACCTTTCTTACGCATTTTTGCACCACGTTTTCTTTTAGCATGAATGTTAGCATACAAACCTTTTCTCATCCTTGCCCCCTATATTTAACGTATTGGCGTCTTTTGTTTTTGTTCTTTGGCCTACTGCGTGAAGAACGGCCTATACTAGTCCTTTTTTTAACTGGTGTAAAGTATTCGTTGGAAGGTGTTTTAGCCATCTTACATCTGTGATAAAGGGTTTTCTAATGCTAGTTTTATTCTTTTCTCTATCTTTTCTTCTAGTGCATTCATGGCTTGCTCCAACTTATCCGACAATAATTCCATGTCTTCCTTCATGTCCCTCGTGGTATCTCTTAACTCCGAGCTGGTTTCTCT